GCGAGATGATGGAGAACGTCAAGGACCGTCCTTATTGGCAATATGTGGCGGTTATGGATTCCAGGACAAGACCGGCGCATTCGGCTTTAAACGGTAAGGTGTTCAGATATGATGATCCATTCTGGAAGGTGCATTATCCGCCGAACGGTTTTCAATGCAGGTGCCGCGTGCGCAGCCTCTCAGAGCAGGACGTTGAAGCAAGGAAGTTAACCGTCGAATCAGGCAAGGACAACATGGTATGGGAGGAAAGACTCACAGTCGGAGGCTACACAAAGCCCACAGCGGCGTATGTCGACCCTGTCACAGGGAAAAAACTCTTCACCGACCCCGGATGGAGCTACAACCCCGGCGAGAAGTTCTGGAAACCCGACTTGAGGAAGTACAACAAGGACATCAGGGCGGCCTTTGAAAAGGAAATGGCGGAGTTCAAGGCAGGGGTAACAAATCCATTTGCCGACCTTAAACCTATACAAGGAACACAGAAGGGCAGCAACCCTGGCGGCATATACGAGAACGTCGAAGGTGAGAAATTCTATGTAAAGTTCTACGCAGATGCAAATCAGGCAAGAACAGAATACGCGGCCAACAAGATTTATAAATCGCTTGGTGTAGAAGTTCCCGAATCTTATCTTGCAGAGTTACAAACTTTCAGCGGGAATAAAAAACTTGCTTTTATAACAAAATGGCATCCCGATCTGAAACGGATAACTGCTCAGGAAATGACGCAACACCCGGAGGACTTGGCAAAGATATTTCATTCTTCGGTGCTTGTCAAAAACTGGGATGTTGTGGGTATGGAATATGACAACCTGCTTTTGAACAGCAAGGGTAAACTTACGCTTATTGACGCAGGGGGATCATTCAAATTCAGAGCAAAAGGACTGCCCAAATCCTATGGCACAGACATCGATGAAGTCTCTACATTCCTTAGCCCTTCCAAAAATCCACAATCGGCGAAAGTATTTGGTGAAATTGATAAAAACAATGCCCTATTTGGAAAGAAATATACAACATGGCTAAAAAAGCTAAACAGTTCCGGTGTTATGGACATTATGAAATCGGCAGGGTTTAGCGAAATCGAGAGCAAAGAATTAACCGATGCGCTCATAGCCAGAAGAAATTCCCTTGTGAAGTATATGAAATCGCTTGAAGGCGCCGGCGCCGATAAACTTAACATCAAACGTTATATGGGCAGTGGGTATGACTACTACAAGAGACAATACGTACAGGCAAGAGAGGAGATAAGGTCAATGCTATCAGAGCTTGAATACGTAATAACAAAGGGCTATACGGGGAATTCATACTATCACGACATCAACGGAACCCTCGTGAAGAAAGCGGGGGAAGTATATAACAGCCATTTCAGGGAGTTGGACGACAGAACTATAAACTCTATTAAGAGGCAAATGGACAACGCACTGGACAAGTTACCCAAAACCAACAACAGCGTGGTGTACAGGGGAACAAAGCTAACTAATGAAGTTATAGAAAGTAAATTTATAGAAGGCAGAAATGTAATTCTCCCTGGCTATCAATCCAGTTCAGAAACATCCCCTTTTACCTCTGGTAAAAATGTCATCTATAAAATAAATCTTACGAAAAAGGAAGGCGGCTTAGTCAAGTTAATAAGTGATTTTAGTTCAGAAAATGAATTTATTCTAAAATCAGGTAAACAATACAAAGTGCTGAAGAAAGAGATGATAAACAACAAATGGCATATTGAATTGGAAGAATTATGAATTTATGTCACACTGATAACAGCATTATTGCTCATGAGCCGCTCAAGTCTCGAATTAAGAAGAGACATTTGTTCATCTGTCAAATGGCCAAGGTCGCAGCCGTATTTTTTTGCAAACTCCTCAATTTGTGGTTTTTCTTCTTTAAACATAGGATCATCAAAGACATCCTTCAAATATTGATATTTTTCCGGTATCTCTTGCATGGTGTGTCCTCCTTATTTTTGCGCCCTGTACATGACCGACCATACGCCTGTGCAGGCATGATGGTACTCAGAATCACGGACAGAATCCTTGAAATTGGAATAATCAATGCCCTCGGCAAGGGATTTCACCTTTTCTGCAACCTCTTCACGAGGGATAAAAGCCCTGTACCGGTAATCTCTCTCCGGTGTTTTCTTAACCTTTGCATTAGAAAACAGCGCCTTAATGTGACCGGGAAACCGCGCGCGAACAATCATGTTATCAGGATTATCCCAGTCCTGAATGATAGAAAGAAACCCTTTGTTGGTAAATATCCACATGCTCATATTATAGCACATTTTGGAATGATAAGAGGAAATTTTTTATGGACATAACCATCAAAGTCGATGATACCGGCGTGCAGAACCTCTTAAAAACCCTGCAATCACGTATTAAACACATGCAGCCGATCATGAGAAGCATATCGGAGATCATGAGGGACGAAGTGGAAGAAAATTTCGCGCAGCAGGGCAGGCCGAAATGGGAACCTCTGAAAGCGTCAACCATCGCAAACAGGACAAAACAAGGATACTGGCCGGGAAAGATACTCCAGATGCACGGACACCTTGCAGCCTCTATATCGGCAAAGGCAACCGACACACAAGCAGTCGTTGGTACAAACGTGAAATATGCAGCCATACATCAATTTGGAGGCAAGACTCCACCAACCGTTATCAGACCTAAGAATAAAAAGGCGCTCTTCTGGCCGGGGGCAGCTCATCCGGTAAAATCGGTCAAGCGCCCCGGCGTCACTATACCGGCAAGGCCATTCCTCATCATACCTGAGACAGGCATGGGAAAAATAAGACAACGGTTGATCCAATATATTACAGATGGAGGAAAGTAAAGATGCTCATATTTGCGTTGTGGCGCATGAAAGAAAACAATGTGAGTAAATATACGGGTCATACCGGAAATTTGCAGCCTGAACAATTCGCAACGGTGTTTCAACGGTAATAAGGAGGAAGGAACGGATGGATAATTACATAATTTTTATAGGTAAGGATTTTCAGGGTGTAGCTCCTGCTGAAATTCAGGTCATCCCAGCCGGCCGCACCATTACGCCGAAAGGTGTTTTTGTGCTGGATCAGGAGAGCGCACAGGCGGTTATAAGCGATTTCGAGGCACACAAAAACGATATGGTTATTGATTATGAGCATCAGACATTATCTGACCCGCCAGTTGAAGCGCCGGCCGCCGGATGGGTAAAGAAGCTGATAAACAAGGGCGCGGATGGGATATGGGGTGTAATCGAATGGACAGGCAAGGCCAGGCAATATATTGAGAATAAAGAATATCGGTATGTATCGCCGGTATTTCTGAAACGGAAGCAGGACAACAAGGTGGTGCGGCTTATCAACGTTGCGCTCACAAATCAACCGAACATTGACGGGATGGTCCCGTTGATGAATAAAAGCAGCTTAAATTGCGCAAACGAAAAAACAAAAAGGGAGGTAAGTATTATGAAGAATCTATGGAAACTCCTCGGATTGGCCGAGGATGCGAAGGAAGAAGAGGCTATCGTTGCTGTGAATAAGCTCCTCGCCGAGCTATCGGCTGGAAAAGCCGAGGGGGCGGCAATCGTGGCAAACAAGGCTGTTCTCGATGTGCTGGGACTCAAAGAGGGGGCTACAGAATCGGAAATCACCGGCACTATTATGGCAATGAAACAGGGCAGCGGCACTGTCTCGGATCTTGTAGCTCAGGTGAATACCCTGACTGCAAAACTATCACAGAAAGATGCATCCGATGCAGTTGAAAAAGCCGTAAATGCCGGCAAGATAACCCCTGCCCAGAGAGAATGGGCACAGGAATATGCAACCCGAGACCTTGCAGGTTTTGACGTATTTGTGTCAAAGGCGCCTGTTGTGGTGCATCAAGGAAAGGTAATCGAAGATAAAAAGTCCGAAGGCGGCGCAATAGACGACTCTCAGGCAATGATAAACAAAATGTGCGGCATAGACGACGAAACATTCAAAAAATTCAGCGTAAAGGAGGCGTAATATGGCTTTATCAGCAGACAAAACAACAGAATACATGGAGGGCGTTGACCTCTCCATACCCGTTGACGACGGGGACAAGATATACGCAGGCGCTATTGTCTGTGTGAATGCCGCAGGCTATGCGGTAGTCGGCGCGGACACGGCAGGCCAGATATTCATGGGCATCGCCCGCGAGCAGGCGGATAATTCGTCTGGCGCAGACGGCGCAATCAATGTGACAGTCAGGCGCAGGGGGCTGTTCAAGATGAAACTCGCCACCGCTATCACCATAGCCAACGTAGGCGATAATGTTTTTATCGCCGATGATGAATCGGTAGACCTTGCAGGAAATGTAACCAATGATATCTTCGTGGGCATTATCGCAAGCTATATCGACACAACCCATGCATGGGTAGATATCGAACCTGCCATCAGGCAGGCGGACGTGGCCACTCATATTGCCGATGCAAGCGGCGCGCACGCAGCATCAGCAATCAGCATAGCGGATGCGGGGTCATTCACCTCTCAGACCGAGGTTGAGGCGGCGTTACAGGAGATATACCAGCATTTAAAGTCGGCAAAGGGGGTTATTAATATACCTACTCCGGCATTCAGCGCGGCAGGCGTGGCAATAGCCGCATTCTCGGACGGCGCAAGCGATGTGCCGGGGTATTGCGTAACGGCCAAAGGGCTTGGCATCAGATGGAACAACCATGCCGCTCCTCTTGCAGTGGGCGCAAAAGTTATAGTTCCCCCCGATGCGGATGTAACAGCAAATATGGTACTGCATATCCTTGCCGCAAAGACAGGAGCGACAGGCGCAGACGCTACCAAATTTACTGTGGCCGCATACAATAACGATGTCGGGGAACTCTACGACGCTGACGCCGATTTTGGCGGCGACACAGGCGCCATGACCGGCGATGCGGTTGCAAAGACTGTCCAGGAAGTAACGTTGACCCTTGCGCTGGCAAATCTGACGGCCTACCCTGCGGCAATAGAGCTGACCATTAAGCCTAAAGACGGTACGCTCGGCACCGATGATGTGATAATGCTGGCACAGTGGATTGAATATAAGAAAAAATTGCTGACAGCGTAAATAAAACCGTTCAAAGTTCAAGGTTCAAGGTTCAACGTTGAACATAGAACATAGAACGATATAAAAAAGGAGGAATAACCATGATTGTTAATCAGTCAAATTTAACAGGGATATACAGGACGTTTTCCACGATATTTAACCAGGCTCTCGAAGCGGCATCTTCTTTGTGGCCTATTATAGCCATGCAGGTGCCGTCAACAGGCAGGAGCGTAGACTACAAATGGCTGGGAAACTTCCCGATGATGAGGGAATGGGTTGGAGACAGGGTTATCAAAGACCTGGCAGCATTCCATTATGAGATTACAAATAAGGACTATGAGGCAACTATCGAGGTAGACAGAAACGACATTGAGGACGACCAAATAGGCGTATACACCCCCATGATTCAGGGGCTTGCACAGGCAGCTAAGGAACATCCGGATTATCTTGTGTTTGCGCTGCTTGCTGCGGGGTTTGCGACAACTTGCTTTGACGGACAGTATTTCTTCGACACAGACCACCCTGTGGGCGCATCCACCCAGAGCAACTACGGCGGCGGTGCATCTTATGCATGGTATTTAATGGATTTAAGCAAACCCATCAAACCGATCATCCTACAGGTAAGAAAGCAGCCTCAGTTCGTGTCTATGGATAAGCCGGACGATGAAAACGCCTTTATGCGCAAAAAATACCGCTATGGCGTAGACGACAGAAAGAACGTCGGCTATGGATTGTGGCAGCTCGCATACGGCAGCAAACAGACGTTAAACAGCACATATTACGCTGCTGCAAGGACGGCAATGATGGGCTTTACCAAAGAAGACAACACAACGCCTCTGAACATCAAACCGACACACCTTGTTGTAAGCCCGTCAAACGAGGCGGCAGGCAAGGCTCTTGTTGAAGCACAGTTTGATGCGACCGGCGCAAGCAATGTCTGGTACAACTCGGCTAAACTCGTTGTTGTGCCCTGGTTGACATAGAAGATACAGAAGTTTGGAGGGTTAGAAGGTTGAAAAACAGATGATTAGAAGGCTGGAAGGTTGGAGGGTTGGCTGACAGAAGATTAGAAGACTGGATGATTAGATGTTTAGCAAACCCTCTAACCCTCTAATCATCTAATCATCTGGATTAAAGGGAGGTGTGTAGATGAAGCTGTTAATCAGATCAAAGCCAGAATCTTTTTACCGGGCAAAGATGAAATTTACCCGGCAGCCCGTAGAAGTGGATGTAGATGCCGACACTGCAACCATACTCATGAACGAACCGATGCTTAGCGTTACATTGGTGCAAGCGCCGGCACGATCCATTGAAAAAACTGAAGAAACGCCGGCACAGGCGCCGGTACAGGCACCGGCAGGGAGCAGGAAACAGAGATCAGAAAAACAGAAAAGCAGCACGGCTGACAGCCGATAGCTGAAAAAGAGGCGGATATGGCATATTGTACAAAGACAGATATAGAAAAGATGCTGCCCTCTGCGGATGTAACTGATTTGACCGACGACGAGGGTACAGGGGCGCAGGTATCCACGAGGGTATCCGAGGCGATAGCACAGGCTGATGCAGAAATTGACAGCTATTGCGGCGGACGCTACTCCGTGCCATTTTCAAGTGTACCCGATATCGTCAAAAAATGTTCTGTGGATATAGCCATATACAATCTGTATTCCAGGCGCGTTGAGACCATACCGGAAACCCGCTCTGAGAGATACAAAAATGCTATCAGGCAGCTCGAAGGCATAGCGAAAGGAATTATATCCATAGGCGAAGACCCCGAACCCACAGCGTCAACAGGGGCGTCATACGCCGAATGCAACAAGACAGAAAGCGACAGAATATTCACCAGGCCGAAGATGAGAGGATTTTAAGAGACGATGGCAACCATAGCGGACATCGAAGACGACATCATAACGGCGATAGCGGCGCTAAAAGATGATGATGATGATAACAAGCTCTTCCGGATCGTCGAATCGCTGGGGCGGAAAAGACCGCCCGTTGCTATAAACTATCCGGCATGTTTTGTATATTTTGCAGGAGATACGAACACGGGCAGCCGACCCAGACCCATATATCAAACCGATTATGAATGTCTGGTCTCGGTTAAAAACCTCTCATCGGAAAAGGATGCGGCGGACGGTGTATATGCACTCATCGATGCCGTGAGAGACGCGATAGAGGGGAAACAGCTTGATAATGACGATATAGAACCTTTTATGTGTGTGTCGCGGGAATTGTCCGACTATGCGGACGGGGTGATAAGTTACGTTATTAAATTTAGGACGCGGCACTATCTGGCCGTACCGACATAAAACCGTTCAAAGTTCAAAGTTCAAGGTTCAACGTTGAACATAGAACATAGAACGATATAAGGAGGCAACATGGATAGACAACCAGGATCATATAAAACTGCGGCAAAGGGCAAACCACAAAAAGAGAACCTGAATGACGAGGCGATGGCCGCGAGGCTCGGGAAGGCATGTACAAAACAGGAAGATGCGGAAAGCGCGGGATCTCC